GAATAATATTATAAATAGAATAGATTGGAGGCTCTAATGGCAGTTGTAACACCAGATTTACCAGAGTTATTTGAGGAAGCCTTTGAAAGAGCAGGGCTTGAAATGCGTTCTGGCTATGACTTAAAAACAGCTAGACGTAGTTTCCAGATATTAACATTAGAGTGGCAAAACAGAGGTATAAACCTTTTTACTATAGAGTCTGGCACATTATCGCTATCAGCAGGCACAGCCACATACACCATGCCAAGTGATACTATAGATATCATTGAGCATACGATTAGAACAGGCACAGGCACATCACAACTCGATACAAATGTTAGTAGAATAAGTGTCTCTACGTTTGCCCAAAAATCAAATAAGAATACACAAGGTAAGCCAACACAGATATTTGTACAAAGATTAGCAGGTTCTACGACAGTCACGTTGCACCCAGTTCCAGACACAACGTACACGTTAGCCTTTTTTAGACTAAAGGGTATCGATAGTATTGCCTCTGGTATATCAGGAACCACAACAAGTCACGTTCCACCACGGTTTGTGCCATGTCTTGTATCAGGCTTGGCGTACTACATAGCTATGAAGAAGCCAGAAGTTGCTGATAGAGTGGCAGGATTAAAACAAGAGTATGAGTTTCAGTTTGAATTAGCAGCAGGGGAGGACACAGAGACAGCCTCTATAAAGTTTGTTCCCTATAACACATTCTTCACGAGTGTCTGATGGCTTACGCTAGGGGAAAATATGCTTTTGGAATATGCGATAGAACAGGTTTTCGTTATCCTGTGGCAGACCTTGTACACGAGTTTACCAATGGTAAAAAAAATGGCTTGAAGGTTGGAAGAGATGTGGTTGACCCAGATCATCCACAGAACTTTGTCGGTTTGATAAAGAGTGATGACCCTCAGTCCATAATTGATGCAAGACCAGACCGAACAGAGCCTTTAGAGTTATCTGTTGGTGTTGCTCAGTTTGATGACTTCGATCTAAAAATATCGCCAATCTTTGGTCTGGTTGGCATTGTCACGGTAACAACAAGCTAAGGAGATAAGATATGCCGATGAAAAGAAATAAAAAAGGAATGGCTAAAGGTGGAGCTATGAAGAAAAAGGGTATGGCAGCAGGTGGTAGAACAACCATGAAGAAGCAAACCATGCGTGGTGGTGGAGCCATGAAGAAGAAGGGTTACGCTATGGGTGGAGCCATGAAGAAAAAAATGATGGCAGGTGGTGGCGCAACAATGAGCCTTGCTAAGATAAGGGCTGCTGCTAAATCCAAGGGATACAAATTAACCAAAGTATAAAGTATGCCTTATCTCCAAAGCAATATCCCACATTTTAAATGTTGGGTACGGAGGGAATACACCCATAATCATCAGAAGTATCATGGGGAGTTTCTTCACGCTATGGCTATTGCCGTGACAACGATGCCAAATAGATGCCTTAGTTTTCAGGTTATATTTACAGGCTGTGAAACCGATGACACGGATGATCCTAATGTACATGGTGGAGCAATGTGGGCTAGAATGCCAATTACGGCTTTAGTAGCAGATACTCCTGTTGAAGAGTGGGCAGAACCCATGCCTGTTCATTATGCACAACCGTGGGATTGCTCCTCCCACACCCACGCTGTGTATGTTTTGGACAGGGCTACACCATGTCCTTGGTTAGCTAAAATAGGAGGAGAGTTTTATCCTGCTAAATACTACTTTACTGTCGATTACGCAGAAAATGAAATAGCCGATGATCCTGCCCAACACAAACAAAGCCATGTATTGGAGTTGCTAGATGCAGGTCCGTGGACAGGCAATATTGTAGCTTTACCTAACAACAGAGTTCGTGTTACACATCCTGCATGGTTTGAAACAGGAGAAGGTCCTCCTGACTTCTTGCCATCACAGCATATACACTACTCTAAGTCGGATTTAGATTATGTCTTGGATGTTAATCAGATTTTTGATAATCTATACGCAAAAGGTAAGAGCAAAAAATGAACTATACAGAGCTTACAGCGTCAATAAAGGAATACACAGATAACACCGAAAATACTTTTGTTAATAATATTCCTAACTTCGTCAGACAAACAGAGGAGAGAATATATCGATCTATTCTTATCCCAGAACTCAGAAAGAACGTAACAACATCGGTTACATCTAGTAATAGATTTCTTGCCAAACCGACAGATTTCTTAGCTGTGTTCTCTATAGCTGTAGTAGATGGTAGTAGTAACTATTCCTTCTTGTTACCAAAAGATGTGAACTTTATACGAGAAGCCTATCCTGCTACAGCAACAACAGGTCTTCCTGTATACTATTCTTTGTTTGATGGAGACAACTTTCTTATAGCTCCAACACCAGACTCTGGATACACAGTGCAACTGCACTACTACTACGACCCACCATCAATAGTTACATCAGCTACATCTTGGTTAGGAGATAATGCAGAGGCAACTTTGTTGTATGGGGCATTGGTTGAGGCATATACCTTTATGAAAGGTGAAGCTGATATAATAAGTTTTTATAAAACACGATACGATGAAGCGTTAGAGGGATTACGACAGTTAGCTGATGGCAGAAACAAAAGAGACAGTTATAGAAACGGTGAACCAAGGATAATGTAATGTTAATGGAACTACCCAAAACACCTATAGTAAATGTACACACAACAGAGAACAGAGGTTTTACACCAGAAGAAATAGCCAAGAGGTGTTCTGATAAAATAGTAGAAGTGAGTGATACGGCATCGCCAGAGATTAGAGAACAGGCAAGAGCCTTCAAAGAACATCTAGAAAAAGTTATAGCGTTTTATATGAAAGAAGCTATAAAATCAGACAGAACAACTATCTACAACGCTATTAAAGATGCAGGTCAAGAACAACTTGCAGAACACATAAGGAGACTATAATGGCTATATCACAGGCAATGTGTACGTCTTTCAAAAAAGAACTACTAGAGGCAAAGCACAACTTTTTAAATAGTGGGGGTAATACTTTTAAATTAGCCTTGTATACATCAAGTGCGAGTTTAGGTGAAGGAACCACACAATATACAACAAGTAATGAAGTATCAGGAACAAACTACACAGCAAAGGGTGGAACTTTAACAAGAGTAGACCCTAGCATATCAGGCACAACGGCTCTTACAGATTTTACTGATCTTACATTCAGCAATGTAACGCTAACAGCAAGAGGGGCGTTAATATTTAATGAAGACACCACTGGTGATACATCTGTATGTGTTTTAGATTTTGGAGCCGATAAGTCAGCATCCTCTGGTGACTTCACTGTAGTTTTCCCAACGGCTGACTCAAGTAACGCAATAATAAGGATAGCGTAATGGCATTTGTAATAGCAGACAGAGTTCGTGAAACTACAACGACAACAGGCACAGGTACTATTACTTTGGCAGGTGCAGTAACGAACTTTGAAACTTTTACATCTAATTTATCTAACTCTGATACAACCTATTATTCTATTGTTGATAATACCAATGGTGCTTTTGAGGTTGGTCTAGGAACATTTACATCTTCTGGAACGACACTAGCGAGATCAGTATTAGCAAGTTCCAATAGCAATAATCTTGTTGATTTTGGTGCAGGAACCAAAGATGTATTTATCACAGTGCCTGCAAGTAAGATCGTTGTTGAAGATGGCAGTAACAATGTCGCCATAGGAGGCACAGTAACAGCCACGGCTTTTAGTGGTAGTGGTGCATCGCTTACAGGCGTGGATGTGGTAAACGATACGTCACCACAGCTTGGTGGCAACTTAGATGTAAACGGTAATGGTCTTGTATCAACATCAAATGGTAACATTGCTCTGACCCCAAATGGAACAGGGGTGGTAAGAATAGACGGCAATGTTGATATTCAAAGTGGTACTATCGATTTAAAGAACTCAGGTTCACGTTCTAAAATAAATTTCTACTGTGAATCAGGTAATGCTCACGCACAAGCCTTACAGGCAGCTCCACATTCAGAAAGTGCTTCAAACACATTAACACTGCCAAGCACAGGTGGTGATGTTAACTTAGTCTCAACAGCATCAACTGCCACGCTAACAAACAAAACTTTTGGCGATAACGTAAGTTTTGGTGACAATAATATCACAAACGTAGGCGATATAGCTGTAGACTCTATTAGTGCAGATGGCACAGATATAAACGTAGCAGTATCTGACAACTCAGCTACAGCGTTCACAATAAAACAAGGGTCAGATAATTATTTAGTTGTTGATACGGCTAACAGCAGTGAGTCTGTAGCGATAGGAACAGGCATATCAGGAACAGCCATATCTCTTGGACACACTACTTCAGAAACAACCG